ATTGATTAACTCTTACTACATTGTGTTGTTGATCGGGTATGCCGACAGTTTGCACTCTATCAAATACAAACTGTCTACCATAGCTTTCGTCTAATAATGGGATTGAACTGTTTAACGTCATTTCAATCATAAATTGAAATTTGCTGCGAGGTATTTTTGTCATGACTGGGTCATCGACACCATATACGTTTGCGGCTGCATTATAAGGGCCAGTATTAGAAGTTAATCCCATTTTTTAACTTATGCCTGTGTTCCGCCGCCTGTTGCGTTACTTAGCGTTTGGTCTTGTCCTGCTCCTGTTAGAGTTGGATTACCTGCTGCATCATAAATTTCCGCATTGTCGTAACGAATCTGTACAGTGATTTGTACTTGACTACTATCGCCGTAGTTCATGTCCCCATACTGAATGTTACTAATATAGCAACCTGCTAATTCAAATCTGTCTAGTACGCCTGGCTCTGGACTGCCGCCGTCTAGTGATTCTACTGCAACTTGGAATTTGTATGCTGAACCTGCACGTGGACTACTTTGCTGTGCATGGTCAACTTGTCTGTTTAGTTGGTTGTTTAATTCTCTAATAACAGCACTGTCTACGTCATCACGTAGTACAATCGATACAGGATCCCATGTGTGTTTACCTGCTAGATAAATTTTACTGTTGTAAGACTCTACAATTACTTCTTCGTGTGTTAACGCCGGACGGGATACACTAATAACACTACGTGTTGGGGTTGGTGAAAATCCGTCGCCGATGAATGTTACACGGAAGCGATATGCTAATTTAGGCATAATTGTTGTGGTGTTGTTTGCGCTATCTGGCACACCAAGTGATGTAATAACTGCCATTTTGTTCTCCTCGTATACTGGCTCTATACGTATTTATTAAAAAATGTCAAAAAAAATGGACGACCTGGGCCGCCCATTAAGTATTAAGTTAATTTTTTTATTATGCTACAGAACCTAGTGTTCCTGTATTTACAATTCTAATCGGAATGTAAATAAATTCTGCTGCTTTTGATGGTTCAATTGCAACATCAATATATAGTTCATTACGATCAATACGTGCTGGAGTGTTATTGCTCTCATCACATACTACTGCAAAGTCATTAAGTCCTCTACGACTTAAAATATCTGCAAGGAAACGTTCAAACGCTAGTTGTGCTCTGGCACGAGTTTGTGCATCATTGATCTCAAACAAGAATGGACGAGCAACTTCGTCGAAACGTTCTTTTAAGTATGCAACTAAACGTGCAACATTTACACGATCCAATGCTGTTGTTTGGTTGTGTAGTGTTTTTTGTCCAAACAATATTGTGCCTTGGCCAACAAATGTTGTAATTGGGTTTAGTTTGTTTTCATACATTGCATCACGTTGTCCTTGTGTAAGTGCAACTGCTTTGAATTCACCTTCGTTTGTAATGTGCCCTACTGCACTTGCATTTTGTACAACACCACGTGTTAGCCCCGCAGGAGCAAACCATTGGAAACTAATGTTGTCGCTGTATGCATATGTATAAAGTGCCATATGACTTGGCGGAACAATAACAGTTTTACCTGTTGCAGGATCTGTTGAGCTACCTGCTGGATAGTAAACTGCACTGTATGTGTCGTTGGTTACTAGACCATCTTCGCCATCTTCTGATGCTACATTTGCATTTGTTACCCATGTAATTGCATCAGTTGGATTTTTACGCATTGGTGTATCAATGATAACAAAGCCTGTTTCGCCTCTATCGCTGTTTAGCTGAACAAGTTCTGCTGTTAGTTCTGGATAGTTTGGTGCTGCTAGTAGTGTAAAGTTAAACTGTGTTTCACGTAAATCAACTGAAGTTGTTGCTGATTGCATTTTGTTTACAACATATTGACGTTGTGCAAAACGACCAAAACGACCGCTACCATCTGCATGATTTGCTACACCGTTTCTCCATGCTGTACCGTTCCAAACACGAAGTGTATTTTTACTTTGTGCCATGTTAACAGCAATCATTCCATCTGGATATACATTTGGATCTGGACGTCCTGTAATTGGTGCGCCGCCGCCTGCAGTATCATCTAAGTCTGAAAATAGTACGCCACGTGCTGTTGTTTGATCTGTATTATCGTGTGTTACCCATGCACCAAGTGCAGCATTGTATACCTTAATAACAGGATACACTCTTTCTGCACTTTGGTTAACTGCAGAATTGCTTGTATCAACCCAAACATCGCCTCCACTTGGACCAACTGGAGCAGTTGTGCCGTATGTTGGTGTTACTGGGTCGTATGATCCACCGTTAACAACATAAACGTCCAAACTAGTTAGTGTGTTATCAAACCAAACTGCGCCAGTTGCGGCTGTTGCAGTTGGTAGTGCTGCTTGAGCAATTACTGTATCTGTTATTGCTGCAGGTGCTCCTGCTGAATCAACTACTTTAAGTGTAATTGTATCTGCTACACCTGTGTCTAGTAGAATATTTCCTTCTACTGCAGTTGTTGTAGTTAATGCTGTTGCGCTTGTACCATCTTGTGGTACATAACCACCGATAGCACCTGTGCCAACACCTTGTACAGTAACTGGCAACCATGCACTTGTATAACGATTAACAACAAGGTTAACACCGTTTGATGGTTGTGTAGTTTTAATCCAAATATCACCGTTCGAAGGTGCTGCAGGTGCATCGTAGTGTTCATCTAATGTTGCGCCTGCTGTTGTCCAGCCGCCTGCGCCATCATCTTTAAAGTATTTGATATTATCATCTGTAGTGTTAATAAGAACTTTATAACTGCCTACTGTAGACGTTCCAGTTGGGGCCGCTGCGGCAACTGCACTAACTTCTACTATCGGAGTTTTGCTATCCCAAACACCTGTTGTGCTGTTATATACATGTATACCATATGAACTACCATCTGTATCAATCCAAAGTGTATTAGCTGTTGAATAATCTGCAGTTGGTTCTGTTGTTGTTGGTTCGATGTCTGCTAAATCTACATCAGCACGGACAACATACGCTGTAGATCCTTGACCTAAGAAACTGTATGCTGCTAACAAACCATATTCGTTTGTTTCGTCGCCTTGTACAATAGCGCCCGATGATTGTCTAAATGTCGGGTTACCAAAATACTGTGTAAGTTCACGCTGCGAAGTAACTCGTACAATCGATCCAGCATTAGCACTTTTTGTATATTTGGCAATACCGTCAGATTCACTGTTAGTTGGATCTGATTTGTTTTCTCTTGTAGCTAGTACAAGTAGCGGTATTGTGCCGGAACCTGGGGCGCCGTATGCACTTTCATCCGTTACTGTAATTTCTACACCCGGTGATACTAAAGCCATTATAATTCTCCTCTGGGTTTGTATTCTATAATACTATTTACCAGAAGGACTATATATTCGGGGGGAAACGGAGGTTAACTACGTAGTTAATTAACTAGCACTATAACTGTCGATATGAGATATAAGGGCATGTACATTGAATTCTAAATCTTTCAATGTACCGTTATTGTCAATAGTAAAGTCTGCCATCCATTGTTCGAGACTCATACTATTTTTGCTTTCAGGAGGAAGGAAGTCACTGCGGTCAACCCATATACAATAGTCAAACACCCCTGTGTTTTTCATTGCATGGAATTCTTTTTTATTGCGTAGTCCACAATAGATGTCATACTCATCAAACATTTCTCTACCTAGTCTAGCAGGATCTGGTACGTTATAATCGCAGATAGCTTCATACCATTCTTGGCGGTGATTATGCCTGTCTGCATAACATTCTTCTTCATTGGCATAGTCATATTTGTCTTTGAGCATATTGTATATAAACAACTTACTACAAAACTGACTACTGGATTCAAAACTATAACCATACTTGTCTCTGAGAATTTCACAGACAGTATCTTTGCCATGGCGACCATGGCCAATTACTAACAATTTTAATTTCATGCTTATATTATAATTGGATCTGGACCGTTTGTCAACCTATAATTATCCCTAGTCCTGCTTGTCCGTCGACATATGTTTTAAGTTCATCGTCTAACTTATCAATTGTTGCTTGTGCATCTGCTCTAAGCATATCACCGTTTAATGTAGTGCCGCCTTGTGGGCCAGCAATAGTGTTAAACTTGCCACGTGCTTCAGCTAGCATTAGTTTTGCATATGCTAGTGCTAGTTCTTTGATCCAAGGCAAACTGTATGTGTCTGTCAACAGTTCTTCGTCGCTGCGATATTGATACACATGAACATATACTGTGTCGTTTGCTTTAGGACGACGATGGATTGTAAGTTTTTTATTTACTGTGTTCCAAGTAAACTGTATTTCCTTACCAAATAAACGACCTAGTGCTTCACGGTGCTGTGCAAGAGCATCAAACGTTGCCATGCCGCCTGCACGACCACTGTACAACAAATAGTTGTTAAGGTATGCAGTCTCAAATGGTTCTAGTTCGCCGCCGCTGCCATTTAATGTACCGCTTGCTCTGCGATATATTGTGTAAACTTCTACAATATTATCGGGCAGGACGTATTCTGCTGTATCAACTTGTAGTGTTAGCGGATAAAATGATTCTTCGACAGCGTTTTCACTACGCTGTCTGTATTTCTCAAATGCCTTGCGAATAGCAACATCGTAGTGCTCGGGATCGAGCTCTACATCTACCATTTGACCGCCTAAGCGAAGTTCTATTTCTTTGATAAGTTCATCACGTTTTGCCATACTAATATTTATGCTACTTAAACACTTTTAGTATAACTATATCTTCATTCATACGTCCGTTGAGTTTAGTCTCTGTTGTTTTAAGGTAACCAAACTGTGACGTGAGTTTATGTTTGGTAATCTTTTTCCACTGTGGTAAAATTTCTTGCGGCTTACGTACAGTCTTTTGTACGCTTTTAGTTTCGTCAAAGAACTGCAGTGTAGTGCCTTTTACTTTAATAGTTGCATGATCTTCGGCATAGTAGATACCGAGTTTACGATTCTTGCAGTTAAACACAACAATTGCTGTTGCATCAATTACTTCTGCAGGATTCACGCTTGCAATACCCAAATCGGGATCACTTGACTTGTACTTCATTTTCTTGACAAGCTCTTGTGCACTTTTTTGCTTGGGTTTACGAACAGCACGTGTTTGTTTTTTCTCTGCACGTAGGATTTCCATTGCTTGAAAAATACGAACATGGAATTCATACAGTTCTTTTTGTTGTGGCTTAGTAAGATGGTTATAACCTTCTTGTAGCTGCTTTTCCATCTCCGTTAGATTTTTCTTAGGCAAGTTAACTAATTCTTCTAGTTCGGAAAGCGGACCTTCAAACCAATTATTAATCCAACGAGTATGTCCTAAGTTGATTTCATTTTTACGGAAACTGTTAAGCGGCATTTTAT